TTATACTCTTTGTTCAAATATCTTGAGGTTACCGGCATTTACCTCATAGGTTCCGGTATCAACCGTCTTCTTGACTTCCTTACCGGCAAATACATCTACGAAGGTTTCCAGAGGAACACTTCCCCATATGAAGGGCCTTTGGGCAATGGCTGCCTTTATACTGCCTTTCTTCATATGTTCTGCTACTTCCTTGGTAAAGTCTATGGTTACCACCTTCATGTCTAAGCTGTGGCTTTCCACATATCTTGCATAGGCCAGACCCCAGCCTATATTTGTGGAGAAGAGCAGCTTCGCATTGGGATAATCCTTCAGCATCTTTGTAATGACCCTCTCTGCCTCTTCCTTCGAGGGCTCACCCATAACGCCTACCTGGTGCACTGTGATATTAGAAGTTTCCTTCAGCTCCTTCATAAAGCCCTCTGCTCTTTCCTCCACAGATGCCAGCTTATAGTCCGTCCACATTCCAACAATGACTTCTCCGGCGCCGTTTAAGAGCTGGTTTACGATCTTTCCGGCACTTCGTCCGCATTGCAGGGTGTTGGTGCCGATAATGGACTCATGAGGAATCCCCTTAACCGGAGACTGGATAAAGATTACCTTTGTCCCTTTGTCAGTAATAGTCTTTAATTCCCTTGCGACATCGTCATTCTCTATGGGTGAAATTGCTATTCCGTCAAATCCGCCTATGGATATTCTCCTTAAGATATCAATCATTTCCTTTGTTCCTTGTTCGCCTCTGGCCTTCGGAGCAAATATCTCGATATCCATATCAAGCACCTTTGCGGTCTTTTGTGCTTCCTTTGCAGCGGGTTCCCAGAAAGGATCATCCAAATCCCATATAAGAGCTATCTTTTTCTTCTTTTTAGTGATTGCCGAGGTCTTTATAATGACAGAACTGCGTTCAATTAATGTTACCTTTTCGCATAATTCCCTTGTCATCTTGACCAGTATATCTGCAAGGCTGTTCTGGCTGATGGTCAGGGAAGCAACCTCCTCCGTGGTAGCAGAAGACTCTTCTACTACAGCGGCTATGCTTCCAAGAGCTTCAATTAACGTATTCTTCTCCTTTGTGAGCTGCCCGACCTCTTCACCAAAATCCTGCTGCTTCTTTATAAATACATCGGCAGTGCCATTTACCTGCTCTACTGATTCGATTACTTTGCCTACCGCATGATTCTGTTCCCCAAATATCGCGGTGGAAGAGTCCATTACCCCCTTCAGGTTATCAAGCTGGCCGGTGATATCCGTTAAGGACCTGCTGATGTCCTCACTGGCCTGTCTGCTTTCTTCCGATAATTTTCGGACCTCCTCTGCCACTACTGCAAAGCCCTTACCGGCTTCTCCGGCTCTGGCAGCTTCAATGGACGCATTTAAAGCCAGCAGATTCGTCTGAGAAGCAATACTGTACAGCACCTTGGTAATCTCTGTGATGTTCTGGGTCTTGCTTAACAAGGTGTAGATGGCTCCTGTGATTTCCTGCATTACCTTTTCATTCTTTTCCTGATTCACGGAAAGATTATGAATGGCATCCTTTCCCTCCGCATTTACCTTGCTCATATCAAAGGCAAGTCCGATCAGCTCTTTTGACTTCTGATCCATCTCATTGATTTTCTCAGAAAAATGGTCGGCGACCCCCATACACCTTCCAACATCTTCTGCCTGAGTCTGTGCCCCCTGGGCTATGTACTCCGAGGAATGTCTGACACTTTGGGAGGCATCCACGATTTCCTCCACTACGCCTTCTAACTGCCCGGATATTGATTTTACATTGCCAAACTCATTACGAAACTGGGTAAAATACTTCCTGTAATTATGGTACATGTCATTTTGGTCTTTGTTATCACTGCCTATAAACTCGCTTTCAAAATCCCAGTCCAGCATTCTCTGTATTAAGATTGGGCTTTGTAAATTCCTGCTGTTTTTGAACATGCCTATCACCCTCCGGATTAATAATATTTATTGTAACACTAATTTAGGCATATTTCAATTATTTTCTAAAAATTACAACTTTTAACATGGCTTTTTGTGTTGTATATGGAGGAAATTAAATAGAATTATGATATTTTTGCATAAAATTATGCTCTTTCTTTTTCTGTCCGCAGCAATTCATTGTTCATATTATATAATTCAGTTCTGCCGGCAGAAATGGATATTAAAGGACTTCTGCCGGCTTTCTCTTATTTTGTCCTCCCCTTGGACAGTGCTGTTATGGTATTGCTGCCGGCACTAAAGCCGGTATCTTTTCCTGTCTGGTTCCAGCCAAGCTTCTCCCAGTAAATCAGTACAGCGATTCTTGTTCTGTTTCCATAATTCCCGTCAACTGCCAGCGGAATAAAGCTCTCCCCCTGTAATACGGAATTCAATTTTCCCTGAAGCCACTTAATATCTGTATCCGATGATTTTCTGGTAATGGGCTTTGTAGGAGTATAAACCTCGGGAATATATTTTACTCCGGTGTAATCGCAGATTCCCTTGCAGATTTCCTGGGCCGATTCCTTCCAGTAAGCACTGCTTCCCATCATTTGCAGGGCTTCCCTTTCATTGGTCATAAAGCAAAGCTCCGCCAGAATGGAGGCCTTTGTCCCAAGGGCTTTGCAGTTGCACATGGCAAGGGCCTGTTTGCTGATTCCCCTGTTGGTCTGTTTGGTTCCCTGGACTAAATATTTTAGTACGCTTTTTGCAAGCTTTTCCGACTTGCCGCTATTGGTGTTGTGGATATAAATGCTTACTCCTTCTGTGGAGTTAAAAGCAGTTCCGTCACCATATGCGTTGTAATGTATGCTGACAGAATAATCACATTTGGCATTTTTAATGGCTGTCTGCCTTTGGGTTAAGGGAGTATCCCCATCATCCTTGGGATTATCGTCATCAAAGCCTGTCATGGCGGTATCAAAGCCGCAGCGCTTTAATTCTTTGATAAGATTGAAGGCAACTCCCACAGCTGCCACATGCTCCCGGATACTGTCCCCTTTTTTTACATCGGCCTTACCGTCTTTATTAAAATCTACGTCCGTCGGCACCGGAGGAGTGCGTTTTCCCGGGGTATTATAGCCATGCCCTGCATCTACTGCTATTTTCATATTGGCTCCTTTCATGAAAATCAAATCTGGGATTTGATTTTTCTAAATACACAGCTGAATAATCTATATTTAAACTCCCTCTCATTCCCGCCTGGAGCGGCACAAAAGTTATCGAAGGGAACTGCTTTACAGCTTTCTTTCGTTCCGGACATAATAATATATTTTCATGGAATCAAAAAAGTGCAAAAATGCCCTAAAGCAATCGCATTAACTATTGTTTCAGGGCATTCTCTGTTAAAACCGTCTATACTGCCGCCAATGCTGCCTTGGTTTCGATTCCAGCTATCCATCCGGTATTTGCTCCATCCTTATTCCAGCCAAGCTTCTTCCAATAGAGAAGTAACGCCGCTCTTGTTTTTGCTCCGTATATTCCGTCCAGAGTCAATTCCTTGAAACCGGTCACTCCCTGTAAGCAGCGGTTAAGCTTTACCTGAAGCCAGATAATTGCTAAAGAATCCCCACCCGGTGTTATGGTTTCTTCCGGTTCCTTTGCATATACTACCTGTAAGTCGTATCTCCACAGTTCATAAGTCCGGATGATTTCTATTAACTTGGTGCTGTAACAGATATCCGTCGCCCATCCGTCTTTTCTGATAGCTTCGCTGGCTTCCTTATAATCCGTGATTCCTTTCAGATTGGAGTATCTGGGATACTGAAGGAATTCATAATAACCTTTGATACCCTCTTTCAGATTAGGATATTTTCTGAATTTTGCCTTTATGGTGTAAGGAACCCCCTCTGTTGTCTGCTCTCTTGTAGTATACTCCTTACAGGCGGTACCGCAAGTGCTTGACCATTTCATGCCGAAATAATTGCAGCAGTCTTTTGCTAAAGCGGAATTTCCCCATCGTGATTCCAATACCGCCTGGGCTATGGTAAGGCTTGGCAGTATCTGATAGACAGGGTAATATTTTAAGGCAGCAGCTCCAATTGCTTTTATAAATTCTTTCTTTTCCATATGATATATACCGCCTTCCTACTGTCCTTTTTCTATCAGGTTTCTCATAGCTTCATAAAGCCCGGTACTTGCCAGACCGCTGATCATGCCGCCAAGGATTACTGCCGCACTGATGTTCGGAAGATTGGCAAGGATGTTAATCACTGTTCCAAGGATTAACATAGCCGCCGGTATGTACTGGTTGTTAAAAGTTTTTATGTTCTTAAAGGCATACCCTATGCATAAGCATATCCCCAAGGTCACCACATTGATATATTGCAGTAGAAATGTTAAATCCATATTATTTGCTCCTTTCACCGGCTTACTTCAGCCCTATCTGCAAGGCTATAAAGCCAAGAATAATTGTTACCGTACCAGCCGCCAAAAGCCATTTGAATCTGTCCCATTTATCAGCGTCACGGCCTTCCAGCTTTGTCAGACGCTGGATTGTTTCGTTTAAATCAGAACGCATGTATTTTGTTTCGATGGCTAGTTCTTTGATGGCGGTAACAAGGGAGTTATTTTCCTTCATTTCCGCTTCCATCTCATCCAAACGGATTTTGATTGATTTGGAGCGTTCGTCTATTTTGATTAGAGCTTTTTCCAGCTCGTTGACTTTTTCGTCTAATTCCATAACCCCTCCCCATAAGTTTATTTGTTGTGGCTTCGTTTCTCTTATAATCATTTATAGGATAAAACCATATTGAAAATGCTTAGCAAAGAGAGTAAAACCACAAATTTATATATAGAAGGTTAACTGAACTGCCAAATCAAAAGTATCTGATTACAATCCAATTAAACAGATTTTATAAATATATGACCCTCTATTTAACATTTGCAAACCTTGATATCCAATAATAACCGACATAATTTTTCTCATAGGCTATCCTAAAATTCTATTTTGACTGCAAGGGCATTTTCTTTTGTTTGGCTGCGTTGATTTCCGCTTCCATTGTTGCTGGTAACTGACAAGCTGACTACTGCTTCCGTTTCAAAGGCAAGTTGTTGCAGCCCCTGCAATGTCCAATCGAATGTACAAAGCTCCCCCTGTGCGTTCCATTGAACGGGATGCCGGAAGGCTACTGCACACTCCCTTGTGCTTGGAAATTTTTTCCCCGGTTGTATCATAAATTACTAATGTTTTCATTTTGTTACTCTTTTCTTATTCATAGGCCCACCAAGTGTATACAGTTCCGTCGCCATATGTTACCGGGATACAAAAACCAGATGAATTAACATAACCGTCATAAGCTGGAATTGCATATATATCATTATTTAGTGGGTCGTATGAAGGGCTTTTACCAGCCATATCATAGCAGAGTGTTATTGAACGTCCAAATGCTGCTACATACATTATTATTGACCACCCAAACGACCCAGGTGTACCACAAGTAAGGACTATTATAGACGGAGTAAAAGTTAAATTGCTAATTAATGCATACTTATTGGTGTCCTTTGTACGTTCACTACCACCATAGCCACTAAGTATATGAAATGTTTTTAGTCCCTCATACTGGCTATTCAGTCCAAGTGTAACAGTATGTGTTCCGCTCGCCCACCTTTTCCCTGCTATGGCCGTTCCTTGTAATCCAAATATGTTTGCCGTGTTCAGAATATTTGATGATACAAAATTGGAATCACCAAGTCTAACTCCACCACGATTACTCCAATCGGTACTACCAGCATACCAACCATCTGGCGGAACGACATATAATACTCCTTGCTGCGGAACTGTCATAACTGGAGTATTCCAAGCCCTGTCACGGTTTGGCATTGTACCATTTTTTTTAACTCCATCATCATATCCAGAATATCCAGTAAGTAAAAAATAAGGGTCAAGGATTGCGTCCTCTGTATCTACCACCGTACTTTTTCCTTGCAATCCAAATATTGATTTGCCGGAACGTATGTTATCCGGTATGAAATTTGCATCATCAATATATCCCATAGGTGTGTCCCTTGACTGAGGGTCAGTTATAGCAGTATCAATATATGCACCTGGTAAAATAGGATAATGTAAGCGTGTACCACCTGCTTGTGGCCAGGCATTAGCTTTCTTTGCATTCATGTTAGTGTAGCCTTTGCCATTACCATTCTGGCGTGGAAGAGTTCCTGTTACTTTTGCACCCTTTACATAAGCTGTCATGCCTGCAAGTATCTGTTCCGCTGTTGCCGTAGCGTCCCCTGTATCTACTCCGGTCTTAATCTGCCCTATTGCTGTAGCAAGCTGGGCAAAGGTTGCATCTGTAGGTATTGTTACGCTTGGGTCTATGCCAGTAATGGCGGTCTTAATTTTGCCTTTACCATCACTGGCTGACTGAAAAGCCTGGTCTGCCTTATCGCTCACATTTTTAATCTGGTCATCGATAATATCAAAATTCTCATTGATACCTTCTATATTAATATAATCATTAAGCTGCTGCTTTTCTAAATTATAATTACTGGTTTTTTCTGCCATATTAACCTCTTTTCTGCTTATCAAAATTCAGGTTTGATATGCTTAATATTTGATAAAATTTCTTTCTATAACTTTTATCTTTCTCTAAATGTTTTCCATGAATAAGCTTTGGCATCCTGCCATGTCATATTACTTACATCCTTCCATGTGTTGTAGGTATATTCAAAAATAAAGGACAAATGCGCAGGCTTTATTTCTTCAATAGTCAAGGTTAGATCGCTCATATTTGCCGGGATGCCCTTCGTTCCCACAAATTTAACCACAAAGCTGTTATTCATGGCATCCTCAATAACTGCTACCTCTCCATTAGAATAAGCACTTGCAGTTTCTGCAAGCATCTTTTTCGTCACCGTTCCTGTCCCCCTGGCCTTCGCAAGCAGTCTTTCCCTTCGAAAACCATTACTCTTTGTAACATCCACCGTAAGCCCATAGATTTTTTCATACCTGCTAAGAAGAGCCGCCGCTGTCCCGATAAAGCACTGATTGACAGTTTCCTGCAATTCAAGAGCCGCTTCATCCACCTTGGCGGTAAGTATATCCTGAAGCTCTTCCATGGTTTTGTTCCCCCTGTAATAGGGGGGTAAGTGTTCCATCAGATTCATAATAACCTCCATGCATTTCACAAGTTTACTTGCGATACTGCCCAAATAGAAAGTAAAAATTGCTTTTTAATTTTCACACTAATACCCATGCATACTCCAAACTTATTACAATACTGCTTAATTAGAAATTTGAAAAATGCATCACATTTTTCAATCTAATTCCTAACTCCTTTCGCAAATACCGGTTTCTATTTTACTTTTGGCCCTTTTATCCAGCCTCCGATAAGGTGATTGCTCCTGCTATCGGCATCTGGGTATCTGCAATCGATACATTTGACATGCCGCCATTTAGCAAAAGGTCAGAATAATCAGAGATTCCCTTAGTACTTAATAGAAGACTGCCAATTTTGGCGTAGCTGATGGTATAGGCTTCAAAAATTGTCCCCTTTAAATATTCGGCAATGGCTGCTGTAAAATCTGCTGTTACTTCTTTTAACAGTCTGCTTCCATCCAGGGTTATCTTTGCTGAAACTGTGATTTCCTTACTGGCCGGGCTTGTTATAGTAACAGCAGCACCAATTGGCCTTACTGTTTCAATATGCTCATACACCTTTGCTTCCAGGCCGGTATCTATGGACATATTGCTGTCTACAATCATTACTTTTACAGTGCCGTTGCCATTCCAGAGAGGATACACCTTGGCATCTCCCACTCCCGGAACCTCAAGGGCCCATTTCCGGTAGTTATAAGCATTCCCGCTGGTACTGGGTGACTGCACGAAGGCATAGAATCTGGCTCTTAAGTTATCGTCACTTTCCTCTTCCTCTCCGGCTGTAATGATATCCGTAAGGCTGGCTGTAACACCGCTTAAGTTATCAATATTTACAAGGGTGCCATTGTAATGGTTCCCTGCTTCACCTGTCTGCTCACATTCTGCCTCATAGCTGTTACCGGTACCATCAAGCTTTTTCATCACCTGATAGGTGGTAGCTTCCAGTCCCCATCTGCTGCCAATAGGCACCTCTTTATTGGTAGTTATCTTTCTGGCTGCTTTGGTGGCCGGTTTTCTTGTAATTCCATAATCCGATACCACACGGTCTAAATATTCTCCAACGGCAGTATCCCCAAATACCAGGTTAATAAAGTTATCCATGTTAAAATAGGTCTGGGCCAGCTCAAAGGCGCAGGGGGCCAGGGCGTCGTAAAGGATGCTCCCTTCCCTTTTATCCACATCATTTTCTACCCGGCTCAGCATTTCATTTAATATGCTTTCATAGGTCATTGCTTCAAACATTAATATGCCACCTCCTTTGTCACATTCAGGTCTCCGTAGATGCTTTTTACCAGAAAGCTGATGTTAAGTTCGTCTCCCTTTTCATCAAACTCAAAATCCGTAACTTCGCTGATTCTTTCGTCAGAGAGAAGGCATTCGGAAATCCTGCGCTCGATTTCGATTATGACATAATCCGGGTCTTTTCCAATCAGGTCCTCCAGGGCAATTCCATAGTCAAAGCTATAAATGGGATATTCATACTTTTCCGTATTCAACAGCTTATAGACTGCCTGCCACAGGGCATCCGCCCCGGTCAAATATCCCTGAATCTTATCCGGATACAGGCCATAGGTTCTGTCCTGCTGTTCTTCCATCTGAATTACCATATCCTCTGCAAATGAATTTGCCGGTATCATTCTTCCACCACCTCCAGTAAATAGTATTGCTGTCCGCCGTGGTTCCGAAGGAGCCTGACCTGTTTTCCGGGAGTTAATCCCTTTTTCAGATTACCCTGCACCAGCTCCAGGGGCAGGGTCAGCCTGTCACTTATCTGAATTCCTTCCTCCACTACCGTCCCGGTAAGGAGCATACAAAGCTTTACATTATTTAGATAATTCTCCATAATTATTTTGATTTCCTGTATCATATCATTACCTCCAGACTCATGGTGTGAAGAGGCAGAAACTGGTGGGTAACACTTTTTACAATCAGCCGCTTATCAAGGCCAATGTCCTTTATAATTGCATTAAAGGTAGTTCCTGCCCGAACTTTTGTATTTCCAAGGCATTCAAGGCTTACGCTTTCCGCCTCTCTGTTATATAGCCCAAGCAAGCTGTCCGCCATTGCCTTTACCTCTGCACTGGTGTATTTCTTATCCACCTTTTCAAAGTATTGCAGGAATCCATAGGAATAGATGGATTTATCATCCTTTACCACCGTAACATCGGCTTTTTCTGTCTCATCATCTACCCTGACCAGCTTTATCATGTTATAAAAGTCATTATCAATGGATTTTTCATACTTATAGTCATAGCAAAGGCTGGCATCTCCCAGTACCAGATTCAATGCAAGGTCCCCTATCTCCCGCAGGGTAATCTTTCCGAATTCATCCCGCAGGGCGTACCATTTACCCTTGGCCTTTAAGGTATCACTGATAGCAGAATAGATAATGTCAAGCCACGTCTTATCCTCCTGTACCCCCATTGGAAGGACAAAGCCTGCTTCCGCTATGCTGCCTTTCTTCAGATGAAAATAGTTGCACATCTTATTGGTTAAGGTAGCTGCCGTATCATTCTTTAAGAAAAGGGTATCCTTTGCCTTACAGTAGCGGAGCTGGTCATAGGCTGTGATACTGATCTCCTGGTTCCGTCCTCTGCTGATTTTAAAGACAAAGCCCTCGAAAATACCGACACTGTCATAGGTAAAGCGTACAATACTTCCGTTTTTGATATCCAAATCCTTCTTTAAGTAGGTAAAATCCAGCTTGCTGCAGCCTTCATTTAACGTATCCTGAAAGGATACCTTGGTCACCAACTCACTGATATCATAGATTTGCTCACCGGTTTTTACAATAAAGCTTATCATGGAATCACCAGCTTCCAGCCGGGATAAATCAGAGCAGGATTTTTGATCTTATCCTTATTGGCTTCATAAATCTTCGTATATTTTGCCCCATCCCCATAGTATTTTTTTGAAAGGCCAAAGAGGGTATCGCCTTTTACCACAACATGGTATCCATTTTTCTTGGGATTTGCAGAATCACCTTTTCCTTTAACGGCCTTACCGGTTTTCTGATCTATTTTATAATAAGGTGCTTTATTGAAGTCCCGGTATTCTATAAGCTTAAAGGATACGTACTTATCCCCTTCCTCTCCTGCTTTTTCCGATATGGACATTTCCTCAATCAGTACGAGAGTATTAATCCTGTCTTTATAAAGGGTATCTTTTCTTGTAACATTGCCGGCCATGAATCTTATGGGAGCTTTTTGTTTCCGCCATTTGCTAAATACATCCATATAGTGCTTTGCATCCTTGAAACTCTCTTCCTTCTTAACAGTCACATAGCTGTACTGCAGATGGGGAAATTCGCATTCAAAGCTGTATTCCTTCAGTTCCATATAGGTTGGAACCACTATCTGCCCAAGCTTCAGTACATTGTACTTTTCTACCGCCTGGGTATTGGTTACACTTATTTCTTCCGGGTTGGTGGGCAGCCTGTAGGTTGTTCCATTATAGTCGAAAAATATTGCGTACATTAATATACCCCCTCACTTGCCGTTGCTATCTGCTCCCTTAAAATCTTTTTAATTCTGCCTGCTACCTTATTGGCATCTGCCGTTTGGTGGACATCTCCGAATTGTACGGATATGTTGGGGGCCAGAGAGTTGGTGGCAACATTGGCAATGTAGTCCCGCTCTGCAATATTCTTTAAGTACTCCTTATCCTCATCGGGCATATTCACACTCATGGAGCCTCCGGCGCCGGTTCCTTCAACTTTAAGAGGGGAAGAAGGATCACCCGGAAGGTTTTTACTTCCCTGAAAGGGTTGATATCCTAAATTGCCCATCGGGTTGTATGCTGGGTCTTTTGTTTGGTCTTTTACTGTGTTTTTACCCAATGTTTTATTATAGCTTTCCATCGGGTCGTATGCCGGGTTTTTTGTTGGGTCTTTTACTATGTTTTTACCCAATGTATTATCATAGCCTTTTGCCATATTTTCTATATTCTTTGCGGTATTGGTACCGAGTTTATCTCCTGTTAAAGCAGCCTTGGTGTAGTCTTTATAAGAAGCTTCTTTTGCATAGGTTTTATAGCCCGATTCTGCCTTGGTACTTTCCTTTTCAGCGGAGAGCGCGTCTGTCATCTTTGTAATTCCTGCCGCTATATTTATCTTTTTTCCAGTCAGCTTATTGATAAAGGAGGAAAATCCTTTTGCAATACTTGTGATATTGCTTAATGCATTAATTGCAAGATCCAGAAAGAGGATTTTAATACTTGCAATGGGATTGTTAAATGCATTGCCAAAGAAATTGATAAAGGCGGCCACTACATTCCATATGTTCACAAAGGAATTATAAACATGTGCAACGACTACACCTAAAAAGCCTCCGATAGCACCGCATACCTGTTCAAAGGAAACTCCAACACTTGCTAATATGCCAATAACCGCTGCCAATGCTCCTATAATCAGGAGAATAGGCCAATTGACTGCCAGCCACGCTGCTGCCATGGCTATGGTATCAATAATCATGACGGCAAGAACTACTCCAACCAGATATGCCAGAATAGGCCCTATTATGTTCCAGTTTCCGATGATAAAGTCGCAAACCTTTGCTGCCGCATCTCCTAACATACTCATACCGGCTATCAGCTTATCTACAAACTGCTGCACCTGGGGATTTGAAATAATTTCATTCAGCTTGTCCAAAACGCTGGAAGCTGCCTGCAATGCGCCTTCCTTTAACTTATCCCAGGTTTCTCCGAAGGTCATCTTGGTATTTCCAAATTGTGTATTAATATCATTACTCATAGAAAACATAGCATTTTTTATTACATCTGCGGTAAGTTTTCCATCATCCGCCATCTTATACAAGTCATCCGAGGACATACCTGTGTAACTTTTTAAGGATTCCATCACAAGAGGTGAGGTACCGGAAGCGGCCTTTAAGTCATCGCTTCCCAGACTTCCCTTTGACAGTCCGCCAATCATCTGATTCATGGCAGCTCCCCGGTCCTCCGCTCCGCCGGCTACAACTGACTTTTGCATCAATTCCGCAAAGGCTATTGCCTGGTCATTATTCTTAAAGGCACCGCCTTCCACGGCGGAAAGGCTTGCCACATAACCTGCCATGTCCTTATAGGTGCTCCGTGAGCTGCCTGCTGCAGCTGCTACTTTTCCATGAAGTGCGTTATTAGACCGTTTTCCGTCATTCACCTTGTTGAGCTTTGAATTGGACATGCTCAGGTTGTCTGCTAAATCAAAGGCTTTTGTTACACCTTTCAGACTCTTGAATTTGTCGAATAAATCTTTTACCTTACTTCCTGCCTTAGAAGATTTTTTCTCGGTATCTCCCAGAGATTTATTCACATTTCCTATTTTATTACCGGCGTCCAATAAATTCTTGGCAGCATCTCCCACCTTCTTGCTGGTACTCTGGAAAGAGTCTGTCACTCCCTTTAGACTGTCTCCGGTCTGCAGCATATTCCCAGTTGCTTTCATAGCGGCATCACCGGCCTTTTTCATATTCTTTGTCGTATCATCCAAGGTTTTTCCGGCACTTTTCATCTTCCCGGTCGCCCTGTCTGCCGCATCACCAGTCTTTTTCATTCTCTTTGATGCATCATCCAGAGACTTTCCGGTCTTTTGCATATCCGTCACCGTTTTGGAAGCGGCATTCCCAAAGCTTTGCATCTTGCTTGCGGCTTTGTCTGCAGCTTTTCCTGCCTTTAAGATGTTACCTGCCGAATTATCAAACTTCGTACTGGCTTTTATCATTTTAGCAGTCGTCGTATCCAGCTTTTTCATTAGCTTCTCTAGCGCTTCCGAATAGATATCTATTGATATTTTCATAGATTTAAAATCTGCTGCTTCTGCCATTATCTGCTCCTGCCTCCTTTCATCTTTATTTTGTCTGCTTCCCTTTTCTCCGATTCCACCCTTACCATAATGCTGGCATAGACAAAGGCCTTTTCTCTCTGGCTCATGGCATCCAATGCAGAGGGCAGAATATGGAGTTTTTGAAGTGCAAAGTGCGCCAGATTAAATTCAGCATCACCTTGCGCTATTCGTTTTTTACTTCTTCAATATCCTCATTAATATCCGTATCCAGCCCGCTCAGGGTCTGCACTTCCGAAGCCAGGGTAGCGTACTCGCCTACTAACAGCATGTTCTTCAATACCTCTGTTTCTCCAAGACCGTATTTGTCCTGAAGCCTGGTATCATTCAGATTGGGAAACACCACCGCGCAGGCGGTAAGAGCCTGAACATATTCGGTACGGTTAAAATTCTCCACGCCCTTTTTATCCTTTCTGGTGTACTTCTTGATAAGCTGCTCATTTTCCTTCTGGGTAATGGGACGGATAATGAAAGGAATAACCTTTCCCTCCTCCATAAAACGGTTGGATACCATAACTTCCTTATTTTCTACCTGTACGGGATTTAAAAATGCTTTTAATGAACTCATATTTGTTCTCCTTTTTTTATGGACTATTTTTTATTTAAAAAATTAATGATAAGATTTGATTATGCTATATTAATTTGGCTGCAATAGCTGTTACCCTTAGCAGGCTGCACTATTTTTTTCTGCAGCCTGCAGGAATACGGATATTCTTTATTGTGTAAAGCCCTCCGGCTTATGGAAGTATTTAAGATCATCTATGCCATCAAAGGTAAAATCCGTATCCACCGTGATAGGGTCATCGGACTGGTCATCAAGGTTTGTAACAGGGATTGTCTTTAACAGGACATTTTTCAGTACTACCTCCTGCCTGCCGATGCTGGACTGGGGATCTTCATTGGTAACCATCAAATCAATGGTTCCGAATTTACCGCCGCTTAAATATTCTACTGCCAGCTTCAGCATATCGGAGTCCATAAAGTACATGGTCATGCTTCCCGTTCCTTCTGCACCTACTACCTTGTGCTGGGTCATACGGCTGCCAAGGGTCTTTCTTGACTGTACGGTCAGATCCATCTGCGCCTTTAAGGTGGATACCTCGAATAGTGTCCTGTTAATACCGTTGATTGTGATAAAGGCTGTACCTTCCTTTGCTGAAATCGTATCTGCCAATCTTAATTTATAATTATTTTCCATGGTTTTCATCTCCTTTTTTATGATAAGCTAACAGTTATGTACATTTTCTCGATGCTGTCCACCGGCTGGATGTAGCAATTGATCACAACGGCATCCGATTCCGTACCTTCTTTTACTTCCACATCCTCGGAGGTAAAATTCTTGATAGCGGAAAGCTCTTCCAGCCTTCCAAAATACTGAATCAAGGTGGCACGCAGAAGGGATCTTCCTCCCTCATTATTGCTCATAGTACCCACATAATTGGACTCAAATATCTCTGTGATATCATTGTTGATACCATTTAAGGTACGAACAACGCGGTTCTTGGTAAATGCCTTTCCCTTTTCCGGAGTCAGTGTTGTAAGGGAATTGATATCATAAACTGCGGTTACATTCTGCGCCGTATCCACCTTTAAAATGAACTTTCCTGCCGTTATGGCACTTTCCATTTCACCTTTGGTCATACGGGGCACTACATCGATAGCACCATTGTATTTTCTGCCGGTGTTGGACTGGCTGATTTTAGCACCTGCTGTAATTCCTGCTGCCCAGGCGGTAGTGCTTGCCGGAGTTAAGACGCTCTGGTCGGATAATTTCACACCATGGGCAACGTTAATGATGTTTTCTGAATTACCGGTAAAGTTGGCAAGTACTGCCTGTATCCCTTTGCCTTCACTGGTTACCATGGCTGCCACCCAGGCTGCTATGGCAGTCTTAATGGCATCATAGCTTTCTCCGTCATAGGGATAAGCAAGCACATCAAAATCCATGGTCTTAGCTGCCAGAAGTGCTGCTTCCACCTCTGCACTAGTATGGGCAGTTCCAAGGTTATATACCTTTACCGTATTTGCTCCCTTTAAGACTTCTCCTGCCAAAAAGCTGTCCTGGCTTGTAATGCCATTAGGAAAGTTATTATCCGTTGCGGTTACGGTATAGATTTCTCCCTTTGCCCCTTTGCTTATTTCCTGCAATAAAAGTACGGTTCCTCTGTCCCCCGGTGTAATAGATAAGGGTGCATTGGTTAAAAAGTTAATATAGGCACCGGGTAATATTTTATTTTGGTTATTCCATGTTCCTGCCATGTTAATCCTCCTTCATATTGGTTGATAATTCTTTTTGCTTCATCTTTATTTCACTGATTTCCTCTGTAACAGTAAATTGTGTTTCAAAGGTAAAATGCAGTATTCCCTCAGCAGCAGCGGATTTCTTTCCCTTGAGCCGGTATCCTGTAAGGCGAAAGCCCTCCAATAACGCCAGCCCCTTTTGATAGCAGTCAGTATTTATCCGTCCTGCCAGATTGCTGTAATAGGAAATGTCAAAGGATAACTGAAAGGCCTTTCTGCCCCCCAGTCCTCTTCCTGCTACCGCATTTGTTGTGGTAACCAGAAAAGCCGGTTTTTGGTATCCCTCCGGTAAATCCTCTTCATATATTGTTACTTCCGGAAAAAGCTCTGTAAGCTTTGCCCGTATGGCAACTTTTAGGTCCTCTCCCATGGCTGCCTCCCTTTTATCATTTTTTGTCAGGAGCTGTTCCTTCCGGTACGCACTTTGCTAATACCCTCAAAAGGCTTTACGGTTAAAAAACCCTGTGTCAGAACAGCTCCTTCCAGGCTGTACGTACTCTTTCTATTTCCTCCTCTGCCCCAAGAATTTCTCCTTCCGGTGTCAGAGTCAGCCTTTTCCTGTCCATTTTTTTCAAAATAAGCTCTGCATATTTATAGGAAGAAAGTCTTTCTAAAAGTAAGGAATACAACAATAAATCCCTGTATCTTTCCTCTTCTTTTTTCTTTTCCTCTCCTGCCTGCCATAAAAGCCTGAGCATTTCTTCCTTTAAGCTCCGGTAAATAAGATTGCAACCGCTCATTTCGTCAATTTGTTCCTTCTGGTGCATAACCTGCCACTCCAGCTCTTTTTTCTTCCGGTTAATCTCATCAAACCTTTCCTTCGGTATGAAAACGCTCTGTTCTTCCTTGCAAAGTGCAAGTATTTTTATGGAAAGCTCTTCTGTAAGACCCAATTGCATTAACTGCTTCTTTTTCATAAAATGTTCCTTTCAAACACATTTTTTCACATGGTTTAGTCCAAGGTCATCTGCCTTTTTCTTTAACGTCTGAAATTCCAAAAAGACGAATCAAATACTTTCGTAATGCGTAAGTTCAGGATATAAAACTCCCCTCTCCTATTGTTTTAAACTGAATAATTCGGGGTCAATTAAGCGAAATCACTTATATAAAAGTAATTTTCTTCTTCGTGAAGCAGTAACTGGCCTCTTATTCTTTCTTTCGCTTACCTATTACGTAAGTTAATAATAACATCTTGTACTCATTTTGTCAATACGTATTACGTAAGTTTTTACAAAATATTATACTAATTTATTGCGTATTACGAAAGATTGTGGTATAATTACCTTAATATAACATAGTAAGCTTCGTATAAACTATGGACTGGAGTGAATTTATTTATGTCTGTTTTACAGGAACGAATCAAGGAGAGAAGATTAAACTTGGGCATGACCTTATTAGAGGTAGCTGAGCAGCTGGGAATCAAGGAAGCTACCATGCAGCGCTATGAAAGCGGGGAAATTAAAAATATTAAGCATGAAACAATTGTTAATCTGGCAAAGATTTATCATTGTTCTCCTTCATATCTGATGGGCTGGGAAGACATTGCCGTTCCGACCACCGCAGCCCATAAAGAGGATAATGAACACTGGACAGAAGAAGAGCTTCATAAAATCGAGGAATATAAGAAGCTTCTTTTAGCCGCCAGGGCAAATAAGCAGTAACAATAAGGGGAGATTTGGATGACATACGAAGATTTAAAGACGAAATATGATTATCTGTATGTAAAGGAAATGAATCTTTACGAAGTGGAAGGATTAAAGGGATTATACGTAGACGGCTGTATTGCCATAGATAAAAATCTTACCTCCATTGAAAAAGGCTGTGTCCTTTCCGAAGAAATCGGGCACCACCTTACCTCCGCAGGTGATATTCTTGATCAGACCAATACTGCTAACAGAAAGCAGGAGTACCGGGCACGACTTGCAGCCTATGATATACAGGTGGGTCTGGAGGGTATCATCCGTTCCTACGAGGCTGGCTGCCGTGATGTTTATACCATGGCAGAATATCTGGAAGTAACGGAAGATTATCTGGAGGAGGCACTTGCTGCTTATGAAAGAAAGTATGGGGTATATGTTGCCTGCAGGAATTATATTATTTACTTTTCACCCTGCCTTGGTGTCTTAAAGCGTTTTGATTAAAGAAGGGGGACGTGTGAAAGAAAAGCGCTTTCACACTCCATTATTTAAGGCAATACCGCAGACCTGTCTGCGGTATGCAATGGGAGCAAGAGTGAAAGAAAATATTATTTTGAAAGGATGCCACTTACAGATTCTTTCACTCATTTTTATTTGTGGCAGTATCGCAGGCATACCTGCGGTATGCAAAGAGTGTGACCATGACAAAAAGGGATTTAAAATTTTTGCTGACTGATATGGAATTATTAAGTACAAAAAAGATTACGGAAGCCGAAGCTTCGGCAAAGGACCCGGAGACAATTTACCATGAGGATGAAGAAATTTATGAATGGGAAGAGTCTGACCTTACCCATGAGGATATCGTAGAGGCACTTCTGGCAAAACAGACCCAGGATATTCGGAGTATTAAAAATATCTGCACCTTCTTTGCAGTGGTATTATGCATATCTCTTCTATTGGCTTTCCTGGGATTACTGGCTTAA